GGAAGGGATCTCTGGGGTCATACTTGAACATGGTCGAATAGTCAGGCTGGATGACAGATCGGTCATATACCCGGATATCATCGATAGACTTGATCCGCTTCCAGTTCAAGGGTTCTTCCAGGCCGCCTCCGTCATTGATCAGCATGACAGCAATTGCACCACCAAAGAGTCGTGCCCACTTAATGCCGGTCATTGCTACTTCTTCCCAGTCCAGCTCATCCAGAGCTTCCTGATAGAAAGACTCCACTTCCTGATCGGATACATCCTTCAGGGTGAATCCGTGTTTGATGGCTTCTTCAGCGGGAGCGTCAATTACCTTGGCGAACAGGCCGTTGCCTTCATACAGCAGAGTCAGGGAGTCATCCGGAATATCAGGTTCAGGGGCGAACTTGTAATGCTCCGTGGTGTCCTTTGAAGTACCGTACCGGTTCATCATGTTCATGTAACCGTCAGTACGGTACGGGCGAACCGCCTTACCAGTCTGCTGCTCGATCATGTGAGCATAGCGCTGGATTCTTTCGGCCTGTTGCTTTTTCTTGTCGTTCATTGGTATCACCTCGCAGCAATAATTAAAGCCACCCTTGTTGATAAACAGAGGCGGCCACCTAAAGATGTATTACAGCAGACTGCTGATGTTGTAGTTGGACGATGTAAGCTCCTCAAAGGAATCAGAGCTTGCGTCAACCATATCGTCATGCTTGGATTCAGGGAAGGACTCCAACTGAGACAGGTAGATGTCGTTCCAATCTGCAAGCAGAACAGAAACATTGCCATTCTGCCATTGAGCAGCGAACGGTGTTGCTCTCAGTTCCTTACTGCCGGATACCGCTACAGCCTTGACTGTAAAGCCAGACAGCAACTTGACATATCTCTGGGCCACGATCTTGCCTGCGGCACCAGGGTCCTGCGGAATCCTGATCTTGTACTTATAGCCATACTTCTGGCGGTCTATCATAGCTGTGTTGAGAATCAGCTTTTCCACATCGCCAGCCTTGATCCGCTGATTTATGACATCAAGCACCACAATGGTTCTATCTTTCCGGATTCCCATCAGAACACCGGAAGTGAAGTCGGGATCTCCACTTTCCTTGTCGCTTGTGGCAGCCAAGTCCCAAGCTCTGCAGACACCCTGAATATCGGATGGGATCGCAGTGATAAACTCCACCTGAGACCGTTTGAAGTACAGACCGGCAGATGCCTTGATCTTCCAGTTACCATTCAGAAGTCTCTCTCGCTCAACCTCGGACAGTGCTTTCAGGTTTGCAAGGTACTGAGGGTTGACCTTCAGCAGCTCCTTGTTATCCTGCAGCTTGGACATGATGAAGGTGACCGATCTAGGCTCAGCCTTCTCTTCTTCAGTGGTGAGGTTGAATTTCTTCCACAGTTCCTGCCGGGTGTTTGCCCAGTGAAGCTGCTCATTCCGGCGGATGAACCACCGGATCTTTCCGCTCCGCTCAGGGATTGGATATCCGGTATCCTGGTCGATCCACCATTCGATGAACTTTGCAACCCAGCTATCCGCATCAGGGTTGCAGGTGGCCCGGACAAAGGGAGATACACCGCAGGTTGATCTGTTACGGGACAGCATATAGAAGAATATCTTCTCGCTGAAGTGCGTCAGCTCATCGAATCCCAAAAAGCAGATCTGTGAGCCCTGCCATTTAGGTAGCTCGGCTTCTTTCTCAATGTGGGCGAATTTCACCGACGATACAATTTGGCCTTCATCGTTGCAGAACTTCCATCTTCCAAGAGACATCTGCGGCTGAGCGCCTTTTATACCAGAGTACATTTTCGTGGCTTCATCCCAAAGACCGCCCTGGGCAAATATCTGATTGAAATTCTTACGGAAGATCGTACCACCAAAGCCAGGTACGTTCTTATAACGGAGGGGGGTCAGCAGCAAACCATACGATTTGCCACCACCGGCAGCTCCGCCATAGATCGCAATTTGTGCAGGTGTTGCCACTACATAAACTGCTCTTGCGGACCCTTCTGGGGTCTAAGAACAGTTGCCATAGTGCATCACCTCCTATTCTGCGACATCAGCATCCGTTTCCGGAGGCATCTCGCAGGCTTCCTCGGTCATCACCTCAGGCATATAGATGACAACATCATTGTTGCCGTCCTCGTCCCCCATGTTCAATGCCATGCCACCGGCATTGCCATTGGTAAGGGCAGCGACCTTGGCATCCAGTTCCAGTTCTCTGCGGCGATCCGCATTGATGCTTTCACGCTCCTTGCGGTTTTCTTCCGCATCATAGCCTGCGATTCTCAGGAGTCGGTCATTGGCCTCCTGATTTCCGGATGCTGCCAGTACCATCAATCGGGCCACGATTACATCGATATTCTCAATGCCTTCCGTGTCTTTCGGGTCGTAGCCGAGGTCGATCAGATTGTCACGCATCTTGCCCTTTGCAGGCATTGCAAGCAGCCTTTGAGCGGCCTCTCTGGCAGTCCTTCTGGCTCTTCTAACCTCGCCTGATTTCTTCCCGCCTTTTCGGCCATTTTCCACCGCTTCGGCACCGCTTCGGAACTGAGTTTCTTTGCCCAATTCAGCGATACTTTGCGTGGCCTTTTCCTCACTCATTTCATTACCTCCAACCAATGAAAAACAGCTCTCCACATGAAGCCTGGAGAGCTGTTTTACGAGCCTATTTACTTACATAGAAGTTTATACCCCGTACAGTCGTTGCACGGTGTCCCGTCCTTTTTGGGCGATTTCCGCAGGGTCCATGCCAATGGATTGATAAAAGCGTGGGCTTGTCACCATGCACTCATATCCCCTGCGCATAGCATCTGAGTCTTCCTTCGAGATCCCGATCCGGAACCCCTTTGCAATCCGGAGGGCTTCCTTGTAGTTCCCCTCCCCGACCAGCCTTCTGACCTTATCACTCTTACTTTCCATCGGCCGCCCCTCCCTCTCATTCGTAGGGAATGAATTCCACCGGGTTCACCGGATGGGTCTTTGCAAATTCACGGATGGGACGCATACCTTCTTCATCCAACCGACCGAACTCCACATCCTGCTCATAGGTGTAGAGCCAGCTGGCATTACTGAAGTAGTCCTTCTGGAGCGGGGTCAGCGCAGCCTGTTCTGTGGTGGTCATATCCCAGTCGGTCTTACCCATCCGCTTACCCTTGAGGGTATGGCAGTCATAGGTCCAATCCGGGATCTTCCCCCACCGCAGCCCGCATTCATTGATGGGCTTGATCGGATATTTCCTCCAATCCACCACCCGGTCGTAGTCGATCAGGTCGCTGGAAAGCACCGTCTCAAAAGCAGGATCTTTCGCATAGCACAAAAGCATTGCTGCCTTACTGATGAAAATCTCATCCTTCTCCAGATCCTTCCGGCGGGCATTTACCACGCTGTCTGTATTCCGGAGAGCCTTGATCTCTTCTTCCAGCTGGGGGGTGTGGACCATTGCATAGTCCTGAAGCACATCCCACAGGAATCCCCGATCCATCCTCCGGAGGAGATCCATCTCGTAACCCATCATATCCATATCCCGGTGCTTGATGGCCTTTTCCAATGTGGCACCCGCCAGGGCCATATCATACTGGCCTTCCGGGATGCAGGTATCGAATTCAGGTCTCTCTTCATCGAGCATAGAAATCTGCGGGAAGCCGTAGGAATCATACTGCTTACCGCCGGCCTTGATGCGGCCATAAACCTCACTCACTTCAGGAGTGGTAATCTGGATCAGTCTCGGGTTCCGGGATGCAGCTACAAAGTTGCAGGAGAAGTAGCAGGCATCACGGCTCTTCAGAGCCTTGCACATCAATGCCACAGCATTGGCGATGTTCTGGTCATCCTTGAAACCGTCATCCTGCTTCCGCAAATGAAAAATCTCCTTGGTGAGTACGCCGTAGCAATCTTCGGCGGTAATCACAAGGAGACGGTTCCACATCGTAGTGCGGTATCGATTTTTGAGCTGTTCGGCTGCAAATCCGGCATGTTCATAATCACCCCGGCGAATAGCCTTCTGGATCATACTGAGCATGTCGAACATGTTGAAGCCTGTTTCGGTGTACGGATATGCCATTTCTTGTAACCTCCTATGGTTTATTTGTAACTATATCGTAACATATTACCACCGAAAGTCAAGTATTTTATGGCTGTTTCCGTATTTTTCCGAACTTATCGAGGAACTTTGATTGCAGGCTTGTTATTCTTGAAGTTGTAGTCGAAATACTTACCCCACCTACGCTTCATCTCAAGAGCGCAGTCTCTTTGAGCCTGTCTGGTCTTACTGGAATTTCCTCCCGCATTGGTGTCCGTTCCTGCTTGTACGCACAGGTATTTGGGCTTGAGGGTGATTCGGTTTACCAGAAGCTCATGGAGCATAACGTCCAAGTCGCAGTTATGATAAACCTCTTCCCGGAAGCGGGATTTGTACACAGCCTTGTTGTACCACCGCATAGCTCCCGTGGTTCCCTTGAAACCGAACTCTGCATCATAGTTCCACGGAGCAATGGAAGCATCCTCCGCAGCGAAGCCGATGTACAGATCCAGCATAAGCTGTCCGATCCGTTCCACCTCTGCTGTGATGGTTTCAGGATCTGTCAGCTTCTCATTCTTGTCCAGCCGGTAGATGAAGTAGTCCACATCATCGTCGATGGTGAAAATGATCTGCTCGGGAGCGTTGTCCACGATGTAGTTGATCACCTTGCAGATGTTGTCGATCTCATTATCCTCCACCGCCCAGATATTCTGGATACCTCTGGCCCGGTACTCCTCCTCCTGGGATTTCCGCACTACATAAGTGCAATACTCCAGAAGCTTGAATGTATTGGTAGTGGCCGCTCTGCCGTAGCTGGGCACATAGATATTAAACAATTCGCTCTTACTCATCGCACCCATCCTTTCGGCAGGCTAAAGCCTTGGTTGAAAATGTAGTCTATCACAGACAGGTTCGGAATGAACTTTGCTCCCACCTGTTTGTATTCTTCCGGCTGGAAGTCGCTGTACACGATTCGGATACCGTTCTGGCGATATGCTTCCTCATCGTTGTACTCCCTCCCCCCAACCCCGGAGTAGTAAACGTTTGCTCCCAGCGTCTTACACTGGAAGATGTTCCTGTCGTTCTTCTTATGGGATGTAGGAAGATCCTTGCTGGCTACGAGCAACATACATGGGAGATTGAATCTCTCTGAAATCTCCTTCAGGAGAGCAATGTTCAGATCTTCCAGATAATCATACTTGGCATCGAAGTGCCTTTTCAGAAGATCGAAGCCTTCCTCGAAGTATGGTGTCCTTCCGTAAGCCATCTGGATGGTCTTGAGCATTTTCCCTGCCCAGT